AGTATTGTTTTTAATTTGCTGGCGAGTATTGCTCCTGAGTTAGATGATGAGGATATTTCTTTTATTGAAAGACATGCTTTTAATGATAAGAAGGATGATGAGCAGTTTATGCAATGCTTTCTTCATGACATAAATAGGGAAAGTGATAAATTGTTTGAACTCAGGATGATGTTTTATGAACATTATCCTGAGTATGCAAAAGAGGTTTATATTGATGTCAAAACCATGATGAATCAGTTTGAAGGAAGAACGATACGGCTTATTTCATTTTGGATGAAAAACAAAATAAAAAGTCAGGGTAGATATGTATATCGTTATGAGCAAGAATTTCTAGATTCAGACAATTCTTTTTTAGTGAATAACGGGGAATACATACTTAATGAATTGCTCCAATATATACCAAAAGAGTGTAGTTGGAAGGTAAAGTATAGCGAATGGTCAGAAAAGTTTGTGTATAAAAGGGGGCTTGAAAGGGCTTGTGTGGAGTTAGTTAAAAAGGCGACTGTAGCTTTGTGCTGTAAATCGCCAGAGCGTTTTTGGGAATGTTATGAGTCATATATGGGACAGGGGTATTATGTATTTAATGAGATTATTCTAACAGGATTGGCAGTTTTACCTCCTGAATATAGTAATCGGATAATGCGCTATCTCTGCAGTGACATGGATAAAAATATTTTTGATTATACGAGCGGAGCAGAGGATGAATTGGAACTTGTAAAAGAGGTTTTAAAGATTCACGCAGATAGTTGTGATAAAAAAGAATTATTAATTTTGCTTATGCTTAGGGAAAATAAAGCGTTTGGAAATGCTACTGCAATGTCTTTGCAGGAACTTGTATCTACGGATGGGCTTGCAGGGTATAGAACTAATACGCTTTATAAGAGTGTACAGAAGCTTTTGAAAGCTGGGTTTATACAGAATGGTCTTAAAGATGGACATGCTAATACATACAGTATTAGTAAGACAGGTTTAGAAAAGATAGGAGAATTTGAAATATGAAAGACATTGGTTTTATAGGAGTGGGACAGGCCGGAGGCAATATAGTCCAGCTCTTTGAACAGAAAGGTTATCCAGCGATGTATATTAATACATCCAAGGAAGACCTTAACACATTAAAGGATAGTAAGTATGTATATCATATAACAAATGGTGAAGGAGCCAATAAGGACAGAGATAAGGCTAAGCAGCTTGTCATAGATGACTATGACAATATAGCAGCTATGGTTGATAAGGTTATGGACTGTGAAATATTGTTTGTTGTGTTTTCATCCGGCGGAGGTACTGGTAGTGGTACAGGTCCTATGCTGATTGACCTTATGCTGGATGAAAACAGAAAGGTAGGGGCTGTTACGATTCTTCCAACTGCTGAGGAATCTGTAAAGACTAAGTTCAATTCTTATGAGTGCTTTAGGGAGCTGCTTAGCCTTGACAAGATGGCATCGTTGTTTATCCTGGATAATTCTAAGGCAGACAAGTTCTATATTAATAACAGATTTGTTCAGATGTTTGACAATTATATACATATTCCTGATAACTATTCTTCGCAGCGAGGTAATATCGATGATGCAGAGATAAAGGAAACACTGTTAACACATGGAATGAGTTGTATTTATAGTGCAGGAAATACTAATATGGCTGCTTTAGCCAAGAGTATTTCTAGCGATATATATGCTCCGATTGAAGGTGATAAGGTGAAATATATGGCACTGGCAGCAGATGACAGTATTAGCAGTTTTGAAGAGTTGCATAAGACTGTAGGAGTTCCTTATGATGAATTCAGGACATATACAGACAATGACTGTATTCTTATGCTTGCAGGACTTAATTATCCTTTATCAAGGCTGGATGAGATACATAGTGATGTATTATCCGGTAAGGATATTATTATTAATAATACTACTATCAGCAGGCAGGAGCTTAAGGATGATTTTGATTTCGTAAAGAAGTCGCCTGGAGCCATGCCAAGAGCAGAACCTCAGTCAAAGAGAGATATTATGGCTAAGTACCTTAAAAGATAGGAGCATATTTTATGGCAAGACCAGTTAAGAGTAATCTTGATTACTTTCCTTTAGACTGCAATCTTGACCAGAAGTTTCAATTACTGGAAGCTGAGCATGGAATAGCTGGCTTTGGTATCATAGTACGCCTTTTTCAGACTATATACGGAGAAGAAGGGTATTACATGAAGTGGGATAAGGATTCACTTATTCTGTTTGCAACTAAAATCGTCATGGATGGTGACATTAATTACAAGACAAATTTTATAAGTTCAGTGGTAAATACGGCACTGAACAGAGGTATCTTTTCGAAAGAAATGTACGACAAGTATCAGATCCTGACAAGCAGAGGAATTCAGGAACGCTATGCCGAAGCATTAAAACGTCGTTCAAAAATTTTTTTGGAGAATGCATACCTTTTATTAAAGTCACCCTCAAATGTAGTAAATGTTGCAGAAACCGAGGTTAATGTTGCAGAAACTAGAGTTAATGTTGACAATAATGCAACAAAGAAAAGTAAAGTAAATAAAAGTATATATAGCGCGCACGCGCGTAACAAATTTAATAATTTTGAGCAGCGTGAAAAAAGAGATGAGAGTTTTTATAATTTGCTTCTTGATAATTCAAAGGAGACAGGCTGATGCATAGAGAGATTAAAGAGATTAATAGATGTATTAAAAAATATGCTCATCAGACCATTAAGGCACAGAAGCTTAATACTACGGATAATGAGCACTACAGATTGCGCATCAGAACACTTAGATATCTGATGATGTTAAAAATCCTTTTAGTTGAAATGGATGCGGATCAGATAGGTGAGCTGATGTTAGAAGCTGACAGAAGGATAAATATTACTACATAACTATCTACATAGCTGAATACTGGTTGATTATAATATCACAATTATTTTTATAACCGGAGATAGCGGAAAGCGGGGAATAAGTAATGGCTAAGCTGAGCAAAGAGGAGCAGGCACGAAGAGAAGGTATGTCATATGCCCTGAGAGTTGCCAGGGAAAAGGGTATAGATGGACTTGAAGATGAACTTAAGTTTAGACAGGCATATGATGTACCACTTAAGATATCTCAGACAGAGCTTGAGCATTTTGCAGGAACAATTAAACAGACAATAATGGATACAGTGCTTCTGATGAGCTCATACGTCCTTAGGGATAATTTTGGATTTGGAACTAAGCGTATGAACAGATTTATCCGGAAATTTAACGAATACACAGAGAGCCTTGTTGGTGGATATGTGAAGTGGAAGGATATAGCAGAAGCTATGACAGCAGAAACCGGTATTGAATTCCATATAAGGTCTGATGATGAAGAATTGAGGTGCTGATATGGCAGATGGATATGAGTGTGAAGGTCAGATGAGCATATATGAGTTCCTGGATAAAGAACCGGAGGAGAGAAAGTGGAATCGAATCCCGGATACATTTCCCAAGGAGCTGGGATACCGATATGACCTGGAGATGAAGCTTGTTTACGCAGATGGTACAGAACTAATCACAGCAGCGACATACAACAGGTTGTGTTTCATAATTCCAGGAGCACGGAAGGATGAAACACCTGTGAAAAAATATTGGAGGTATAAGGATGAATTTAGAGAAACAGAAAGAACATTTTAAAAATCATATTGCCACATTTACAGATTATGGAAATATTAAAATCCTTGATTTTAAAGCTCCGAATACATCAACTTATAGAATTAGATTTCTCTTTGAGGAAGATTACTGCCGGCTTCATATCAGCGGAGATTTAGGCGAGCTTATAGCTTCAAACTACTACAACATGACTTATGAAAAATTTTCTGATTATGTTAACGATACTGGCTATTTTGAAGAAAAGATAGACTGCCTCAGCAGGTCAATTTATGTATATGACTATAGCAAGGCATTAGAAGAATTAAGACAGAGAGCAGCAGACGAAGGAGACTGGCTTGAAATTTCTGACAGATATGATTACGAAACTAATGATGAAGCAAGGCTTGAAAGTATAATTGATGATATTCTTGATGACTTTTCTGAATCAACAGGTATAAGTGGAGATGGTTATGATGCATTAGAAGAAATCAATCCTGATGCTTGGGAGTTTGCGTATGATATAGGAAAGACTGAAACAGGTATATTGGATTTATATATGCTTGCTTTCAAGCTGGCACAGGAGCAGTTACAGAATAAGAATACAGGAGTGTGTTAAAGATGAGGTTAATTGATGCGGATGCTTTTAAAGAATATATAAAGAATGGCTTTCGAGATGCAACAAACCTCTTTAAAAGTGAAGAATGCAGAGATGTAGCAAGACAGATAACAGATGCTTTATGCCGTGACATAGATAAACAGCCAATAGCCTATGATATAGATCAGGTTATTAGGCAACTGAAAGAAGAGAGGGAACTTTCATATGCAGATTTTGACAGGTATGTTGAAGAAGTAAGTCCATGCCTTGATACAGAATATGATAATAGTTTTCAAAGAGGTTTAGAAAGGGCAATTAAGATAATAAAAAGGCAGGTAACAAATATGGACGATAGTAGAATACAGGCAATGAGAGATAACCGTGTATATATCAGCGGACCGGTAACAGGTATAGATGATTATATGGAACGCTTCAGCAATGCCGAGAAAGAATTAAAAGAGCAAGGTTTTAGTGTTGTTAACCCAGCAAAGGTGTTATCACAAATGCCAGCAGATACAACAAGCTATGAGGAGTACATGCAGATGTCTATGATGATGTTAAGTATGTGTTCACACATATATATGCTTAAAGGCTGGGAGAAGTCCACGGGAGCTAACAGAGAGTACGGATATGCTCTTGCAACTGATATAATAATTATGAGAGAAAAGTTCTAAAATAAAATATTAAAAATAATAAAAAAATATTATATAGAACTATTGACATAGGGTACACCATATGTTAATATATACTTGTAAGGAGGTGATACCCATGTCGAAGAAAAAAGAAAAGTCCGATAATGCAAAGACCTGGCTAATCGGAGCATTAACGGACTTGATAATCGGAATAATACTTCTGATTATCGACAAGCTTCTAAGTTAACTTAGAATATTAAGGGATGGGGCGCAAGCCCTAATCCCATTGATAATATATCACAATCTAAACAAGATAGAAAGGGGTAAGCATGTTATTTAAGTTAGGAATATTTTTTATAGCAATAGGTATTGCAAAGTTAGTCGTATATGTATGTAAAAAAGAGAGGAAAGATGAATGCCAGTAGGAAAACCAAACAGTCAGACAGTTGCATCTAAGAAGTACCAGGACAAGGCAGGATATATGTCTAAGTCATATAAGCTTAAGAAAGATGTTGTGCAGGAATTCGCAGATAAGTGTGAGGATGATGGTAAAAGTCAGGCATCAGTCATAACCGAGCTTATGAGATTGTACATTTCTGGAAAGATTGTGTTATAGTGAATATGCAGTATCGGCTTCTAAAATATAATGTTTGGAGGTCATAGTAACAGATGGGTAGAAGAATTAAGTATTTTGCAGGGCAGCATGAAACACAACCTATAAAGGATCCTAAAGAGATAGATGCGTTATATAACTATTTTATGCAAAGGCAGAATAATGCAAAGTCGGATGTTAAGAGATACCAGGCAGACAGAGATTATATGTTGTTTCACATCGGACTTAATACAGCTTTCCGAGCTGAAGATTTACTGCAGCTCAGGGTGGCTGATGTTGTTAAAGGATATATACAGATTAAAGAAAACAAGACTGGTAAGATGCAGAATTACCGTATGAATAAGCAGCTGCACCGGGATATACTTGATTATATAAGCAAGTATAATCTAAGTCTGTATGATTATCTGTTTCGAGGACAGATGAAGTATTTTAATGACAGGTCATATATATATCCTATCAATAGGCAGCGTGGATATCGTATAATTCATAATGCTGGAGAAGCTATTGGTATTCCTTATACATTCGGATTGCATAGTTTGCGTAAGACTTATGGATATCAATATATTAAAAATGGTGGTAATGTATTAACACTTATGAAGATGTATAATCATGATTCACCTGATGTAACTCTTAGGTATGTGCAATGGGGACGTGAGGATGCGGAGCACGATAGAAAGGAAATGTATATAGGACCAGGAAAGCATAAGAAGATATCATAATTGTGTGATATACAGAAAAATGCGAATTATAAATGACAAGCTGCTCTTGTATAATAAAAAGAGCAGCTTGTCGCCCATAATCTT